GAACTCTTTCCCTACACGACGCTCTTCCGATCTGATGCGTTTTTCTTTACCACGCAGTTTTGCGCTGCGGTGGCAGGGGTACAATCAGGTAAAACATTCCTCGGATCGCACTGGGCCGGGAAGAAGATTCAAGAGATGCCGGATAAAAACGGCATTATTGTCGCCCCGACCTATAAAATCCTCCAGCAAGCCACGATGAAGAAGTTTTTTGACGTATTCCCCGAACTGCGGGTGTACTTCAAAGAACAGAAGGGTGAGATTAACTTGCCGACAGGCGGTACGGTGTTCGTGCGTTCAGCTGACCAACCGTTAGGCATTGAGGGTATTACGGCACACTGGGTCTGGCTGGACGAGGGCGGTATGACATCACAACTGACCTGGACAGTTCTCCGTTCCCGTGTGTCTATGACGGGCGGGCAAATTCTGATTACCACGACCCCGTATAACATGGGCTGGCTGTTTACCGATTTCTATAAGCCCTGGAAAGACAAGATAGACCCGGCGTTATCGTTCTTCACCTGGAAAAGCATCGAGAACCCTGGATTCTCCAAGGAGTATTACGAAGCGGAACGGAGACGGCTCGACCCCAAAGAGTTCTCCCGCCGTTATGAAGGCGAGTTCAACAAGATGACCGGGTTGGTGTGGGATATTCCTGAAGCGCAAATCATCGCCCCGATTGATAAATTGATAGAACGCTCTACCACACGGATTGCAGGGATAGACTGGGGCTACCGCAACCCCGCCGGGATGACCGTGTTCTACCAATATGACGGGTGCTGGTACATGGTAGACGAATGGAAAGAAGAAGAAAAGATAACCTCCGAGATTATCCAGGTGGCGCATAATAAAGCCAAAGAGCATAGGATACAATCATTCTTCCCCGATCCTGCCGAACCTGATAGGTTAGAAGAGGCCAAGCGGGCGGGGCTGACCGTGTATGAGGCAAACAAAGATGTTCTCGGCGGGATAAACTTCGTGCGCCAGATGCTGTATGAAAAGAAACTGTTTATCTATAACACCTGCCCGAAGTTCATAGAGGAGGCAAGCATGTACCACTATGCCGAACCCAAAGACCAAGTTGATCCGAATAACCCTAAGGAGGAGCCGGTGAAGTTCAACGACCACCTTTGCGATAGTGCCCGGTATGCACTGTATTCGTTTGTCCCTACGCCCAAGACCCCTATACACCAATCCAGTCCTGTGTTGCCCTATTATCCAGAGTTAGGAATATGATTATCCAAGGTGATTGCGTTGAGGTGATGAAAACGCTCCCCGACAATTCGGTGGATAGTGTAGTTACCGATCCGCCGTATGAACTGGGGTTTATGGGAAAGGAATGGGATAAGACAGGGATAGCGAATAGCGTAGATATGTGGAGAGAGGTCTTGCGTATTCTGAAGCCCGGTGGCTACCTGCTCTCTTTTGGCGGAACCCGAACCTATCACCGTATGGCTTGTGCAATAGAAGACGCTGGGTTTGAAATAAGAGATATGGTTAGTTGGATTTATGGTTCAGGATTTCCGAAATCTTTGAATATAGGTAAGGCGGTTGATAAGTTACAGGGGAATGAGAGGGAAGTTGTTGGAACGCAGATGCTTGGTGGAAACGCCGCCCAAAGCACGAAAGAAAAAGGTGGAACATACGCAAGTAACACTAACGCAGTAGGGGTAAAACCTATTGAAGTAAAACTAACCAAAGGCACATCCGAATGGGAAGGTTGGGGAACAGCTCTAAAACCTGCCTGTGAACCTTGTGTCCTTGCTCGTAAACCTTTAAGTGAAAAGACAGTAGCTCTTAATGTTCTTAAATGGGGAACAGGAGGAATAAATATAGATGGGTCAAGAGTTGGAACGGAGGAAACGATTACAAATCATTCACGGGGAATCGAATCGGCAATAAGCAAAGGAAAGTATGGCGATAGTTCGGCACAAGAAACTCATCAAACAAATGGGCAAACTTTTGGTCGATTCCCCGCCAACCTCATTTACGATGGTTCAGATGAAGTATTAGAGGTGTTTCCGAATACGGGAATAAGCCGAGGCGGGAATGCTGGTGTGCTAAATAATAAAGTTTATGGGGAATATGCTACCGAGAAGAATAATGATGGAACTGGATTCGGCGACTCAGGTTCCGCCGCCCGCTTCTTCTACTGTGCCAAAGCCAGTAAAAGTGAAAGAAATATGTGGTGTGAGGAGATGGAAGAACAGCAAATGGATGAAAGCCGAAAAGAGGGAAACCCCGGCGGAGATAATCCACGTAACCGGGGCGTGCATAAGCGAACCAACAATCATCCTACCGTAAAACCCCTTGCTCTCATGCGCCACCTTATTACGATGGTTACGCCTCCGAAAGGAACCGTGCTTGATCCGTTTGCGGGTTCAGGTTCTACTCTGGTCGCTGCCAAAGAACTGGGTTTTGATTTTATCGGCATAGAGAAAGAACCGGAATATGTGAAGATAGCCGAGGCGAGAATAAATGCCGTACAACCAAAACTTCTATGAACCTTCCCAAAAGCGTCTACACCGACCGCCTGATTGAAATCCTAAAGGATTACGACATGACCAGCATCCTGGAAATGGGATGCGGGATAGGGCATAACATTTGGAACATCCATTGTGAACTCGGCGTGCCTGTCTCTGGTTGCGATAGGTTAAGCAAAGGCGGTACGGTGATGTTCCCCTATAAACAGTTAGACCTCAAAGACCCGACCGATTACGCAGACCGCGAGTTTGATATGGTACTCTTCGGTGCCACGCTCTACATGATGGATGATGTAGAGACGGTGATGGAAGAGGCCAAGCGCATTGCCCGCAGATATGTTGTTATTGCTGATTTTCAAAGCGAGACCGAGCCGTTGCCGTATCGCAATTACAAAACATATTTCTCGGATTGGAAAGTGGATGAATACCCGTTCAGGGGATGGCCGACAAAAGACGGAACTACGATCCTCGTCTGTACCCGCATATGAAAATAGAGTTTGAGATTACTAACTTTGAGAACACGGGTGACCTAACGCCTGAGATGCTTCGAACGTTCGGGCAGATCTTCAAAATCCTGATAGAGAAGGGGGCGTTGACCGGGATCAAGAACGGGTGTGCCAAGATACATTTCGACTCCAACGGCAGGTTCGTGGGCGTGCAGATGGACTACTGGCCGTGGAGAAAAAAGGATTCTGGATAGGATTCATGCTGGGGATAACTGCCAATTTGGGGACACCCCAAAAAAGTGCCTTTAAAATCTGAAAATGGGTTATCCACAGCATGGACAGTGAACCGTTCGTGCGTTTTTGGAAAACCGTCCAGATGGAATCAATGTGGGAACAAGAAAACCTTGTCAAGTTTCTGTCTTTTCGGCACTCTCACCGCATATCCATCTGCAACTTGACACAAACTCAAAAAGTCCATTTGCTATACTGTCGCCGACATCTGGTCGGTGTCACAACTAACCAGGTGGGCGACAGCACCTTGAAAACAGAATATGAACAAAGTTGAGAAGGCGTTGGCTGGCGAAGTCTTTACGGAGAGATTTATTGAGGACCCGTTCCGAGATGAACTTCCCAAAGACCAGCAGAAGGAGTATACGATCATGCCATCGTGTGGCACTAATACTCCTGCTGGTCGGTGGGTCTGTGTGACCCATCAGACTTTATTCGGGAACCAAATGAATAAAGATGGCCATATCAATACTGGCGAACACCGCCTCGCATGGTGGTGCCCCGTGTGTTGCCAGTACGAGGAACCATAGCCTACTACAAAACCCCGTATCTGTCGCTGCGGGGTTTTGTTTACCATTGACAAAAACGGGTTTTAGGTGTAGACTCCTCGCAAGATTGTCCTTACCATACATTCGGCGGACGCAATTTACTTTGTGTCCGTCTTTTTATGTACGATGCAAAAACAGGGACATTTATTCTGAGCGATCTGCTCGAACAATTACGCAAGGAGAAGGAGTCTGCAACCGAAATGCAGATTCGCAAGCACGAGGACTGGAACGAGAACTACGAGTTGTACCGCAACAAGGTGAAGGTGAACC